TGCAATTAAACTCAATTCATGCTTAATGTTTGTTTGATTGTCTTTTGCTTCCATAATTTTTTGTTTCAATATGATATTCATCGAAGAAAATATCTGAATATCGAGCAAATCTTCAATAATTGATCTTCTGTCGGCGGCCGTTAACTGCATGAAAGGCACAAAAGATGCTGATCCAAGAATAACTATTTGGGTGAACGATTTGAAATTCATTTTTATAATGAATTTTTCCAGATATTCCTGATAATCTCTGGATTTAGCTTCCTGATTAACAAGAATATCATCACAATATATTTCAAATATAGCAGGTTTTAAACCACGAATAATTTTATAGTTTTTGTTTCCAATATTGAAATACAATTCTACCATACAATCTTTTTGATTTATGGAGTTCAATACTTGTGGCTTATTGATTTTTCTAAATGGTTTTCCAAACAATGCAAATGTTATTGCATCAAGAAGTGTTGATTTTCCACTACCATTTTTACCAATGATCAATGTTGTTTTATGTTCATTAAGTTTGATTTCAGTAAAAACATTTCCAGTACTTAAAAAGTTTTTCCATTTTATGGAACAAAAGGTAATCATACTTGTTCCAAATTCACGCTTTCAATATAAAGTTCCCTGAGTAAGTTTTTCAAACGGTCTTTATTCATATCCATTTCCATGTTATCGACATAAGTGTTTAGAATAGTCACTGTATCTTGCGCTTCGTCTATATTATCATCAATATCACCAAATGTCAAGTCATTTACGGACTCGACAATAGAAATATCAATAGGATTTTTCTTGTAAACTTTTTCCATAAATCGATCAAATATGTAAGGATTTGTTTTATTGAGAACAACAATTTTGATGTATGAATTTTCAACTTTGCTGATATCAATTTTAGTATAATCGAAATTTTCCTGTTTATCGTCATAAACAATCTTATGAAACATTGAATATGGATTTTTGACAAATATTAATTCCCTAGTAACAGTGTCAAACACATGAAATCCTTTTTGATCCGCATAATCAGACCATGTTATTTCATATTGTGTTCCCAAATAATGAATTTGGCCATCCGTTGATTTATGATGAAAATGTCCTGAAATTACCATATCAAATTTTTCAAACATATTTTTAGACATTCCATCAAGACAAACTGAGCCTCTGTCCATTTCAAATCCCGATATCTCAAGATGACCAAACACAATTTGATTTTTTGTTTGTTTAATCAATTTCAATGAATCTTCAATATTTTCACTATTGATCCACGGTAAAAAGACTACAGGCAGATTATCGTAAATCATTTCACATGGTTTTGAAAAAATCCTAATATTATCGTAAGAACCAAAAAGTTCATCCAAAGCATTTACATCGTTAGTATTCCGATAAGGAACATCATGATTACCAACAAGCATATCAAATGAAATATTTTCTTTTTTCAATCTTTCCGTAAAGTTTTTTCTCCAATGATTCAAAATAACATAGTTGACAAATTTTCTTCTATCTACCATGTCACCCAGATGGAGAACATTCGTTATATTATGTTTCTTGATATATGGAAAAAACACATCGTCCCAAAATTTGAAAAAATAGGTATTGAAAACCAGAGAATCATTCCTGGCTCCCATATGAGTATCGTTTATGATCGCTATTCGCATTACGCTCTCTTTTTATGTGCTTTAGCGTATAAATTGGTTTTATGCGCTTTAGCGTATTCTACATCAAATTTCCGAATACAATCATCGATATAATTCCTCATTTTTTCCAATCTTTCGCGATATGGTTGTCTTTGCCATACATTAAAGTTGGAATCCAATAGATTGTAGACCAGCGACTCAATTGCCGCTGGCATAATTTCTTTTTCTTTCACACCACTACTCCTTATAAAAATTTTCGAGATTTTTTCTTTTTTTCCGTTTGATCTGCTTTTTCTTCTTCAATTGTTTCTTTTCAAAATTGACAATGAACTCGTTTATATTATCATAGAAATGAATATTATTCAAGATATTATTTTCAGAGGAATCTTCATTAGCAAGTTCATTATATAAATCGACAGAAGAAATATTGGAAGAAAATATTTTATATTTTACATATTGGGATTTCTGTTCGCGATTAATTCTTCGGATAAAAGCATACCATATGATCGTGGTAAAATATGTGAAAGGATTTTTAGATTTTTTGGGATTGAAGTTATCAAAATACATAAGACAATTTTCTATTCCATCCGAAATCATTTCATCCCTAAATGTATAATTGATGAAGTTTGGACTATAAGACAAATGGCTTGCTATTTTAAATAAACATTCTCCTATATAATTTGATATTCTAGGAGGAATCTCTTTATTTCTCCTAGCTTTATTTACCATTTTTTTATGTATACAAATGGCCTCAAAAAATTTATTATTATCTACATAATGTAACACTTTTTTACTTGACATACTAATAAAACCTCGGTATAATAACTGTGTTGTCTTTGCAAGTATTAATGTAAATGCTTTTTTGAATTTCTTAGTGTTTGTTCTTTTTCCTGTGATTCTGTCATTAAATCTGATTCGTCAGTTATTGATTTTTTGTTTTCCCTATAGACTATTATTCTTCTAATCGTATTCTCATAAAAATCATTTAGTTCTTTAGATGCTGGGACAGCAATCAATATTTCATTTAGGGGTAGTTCAAATATCTGAGTATCGACAAAAGGTTGAGTAATCCATTCCAAAAGATTTACTGATGGTCTTCCAAATTGAAGATTGGAAAACATATGTATTTCCAAAGGATGATCCATTATGATTTTATTATTTGATGTTTCCGCCTTCGAAACAATCTGGTCACCATTTTTCAATCTAATGTAGTATATATTACTCATCTTTTTGTCCCATTAGAGTAATAAGATACTGAAAGATTAAAACGAAATCCAGATATAGAGTCAATGCACCAAATATGGAACTCTTTTCTTGAGAATCAAATCCATAAACTTTACCACCACTAAGATATTCGTCTTTAAGTTTTTGACTATCAAATGCAGTCAATAAAGTGAAAACAAGAACACCAATAACGGATATAATCCAAGATATCATTGTACTTGCAAAAAAGATATTAACAATACTTGCAATCAATAATCCAATCATTCCCATGAATAGAAATGATCCCATACTTGTCAAATCTTTTTTGGTTGTATATCCGTATAAACTAGCAGCAGCAAATGTTGCTGATGTAATGAAAAATACTTTTGCGATACTTGCTGTAGTAAATATCATGAATATGGAACTTAAGCTTAATCCCATGCTTATCGCATAAGAGTAAAATAAAGTTTTGGCAATACGAATTGGTAGTTTATGAAGTCCAAATAATAATACTAGTGAAAATACAAGTGGTAGAAGTGCAAAAATAATCCACCAAGGTGTTACGATCAACGGTTTCAAAATAGGTGCCGCAAGATAAGATGTTATTCCCGTGACAAGCAATGCGGCCATCATGTAGTTGTAAACACCTATCATGTAAGATCGCAAACCTTCATCATAATGCTCCATTGTGTTTGTTTGTGTATATGTTTGCATTTTTATTCCTCCAAATTTATATTATAAAGCTTATAAGAAAATTTCTCATCGTTATAAATCTTTATTCTCTCCAGAAAATGATTTAATGTAAAGTTTTCCTTTTTACCAACTCTCATATCATCCGATATATCATATAATGTTGCTATAGTTTTATTGTCATTTGTTCTAAGTCCACGACCAATCGATTGAAGATTTCTTATTCGAGATTTTGAAGGCGAAGCAAAGATGATATTATGAAGATTCCTAATATTAACCCCAGTGGAAAAAACACCAAAAGAAGCAACAATAATAACTCCTGATTCCTTTTCGCAAAGGAATCTGATCTTCTCTCTATCTTCTGTCTCAGTTCCTCCATATACAAAGTAAATCTTTCGTTCATTGGATTTACCTTTTTCCTTTATCATTTCATAAAGAATTTTACCATGATTTTCGACAAACTGAAATAATACTAGAGTATTTTCTTGAAGAGATAGGGCAAGATTTCTAATAAATCTATTTCTTGTTTCATTACCTATCAAATATTTTATTTCTTCAATATATGTGCTCTTTTTATACTTATAACAGTTTTCTTTGCTATGTTTTAGTATAAGACATTTTATTCTGAAATTGCTCAACTGTTTTTTATCTATTAGTTCTTTTGTGGAAACAACTTTTCTCACTGAACCAAATAAACCTTCCAATACAAGTTTATGTGTTTTTGTACCGTCTAAAGTTCCTGTCATTCCAATACGAATCTTAGCATTGATCAGATTAGTCATGATTGTAATGAGCGATTTTGCTTTAAACAAATGACATTCATCTCCGATCACATAATCATATTGCTTAAAATAATCTTTAGGTAAAGTATAAAGACTTTGCCATGTTGATATTGTTATTGCTTTATCTGATTTTTTTTCATGCCCAGCATAAATTCGATGCACATTAATATCTACATTAAAACCATTATTCCTAGAATAATGACTAAAATCAGAATATAACTGCTCAACCAAACCAGTAGTCGGAACCAAAATAAGAATACGGCCATGGTTGCATAGATAGCGACAAATAAGATAAGAAATAAGAGACTTACCGGAAGCAGTAGGAGAAACAATAAGATTGCGTTTATTTCGTATAGCATATACAAATCCATCTATCTGATAATCTCTAGGTTCAAATGGTAACTCAAGAGTTTTTATAAAATCATGAGCTTCCTCTAATGAAAAGGATGTTGTCGCTAAAATTTCGTCTGTATGTGCTACAAGATATTTTCTTTCTTCTGCAAATTTATTTATGTATGGTACTAGACCATAATACATTTGCTGATTCTGTTTATTAAAAAGTCTTATTTTACCATCCCAAAATTTTGCCCTATATTGAGGAGTAAACTGATATCCTGGAACCATAAATGTAAAATATTCCGACAACTCATGATATATGCCATCATCGCTACAATCAATTTTTATAAAAGATTCGTTGACTTTTGAAATGAATATATTATCCACCTTGAGTAAACCTGTGCCAGTCTATTGCGCTTTTTATTTGCCATGTTCTGTTATTCAGTTCTTTTAAGACAGCGGTGCAGAAATTCACTATTTCTTCATGATATATTTTTTTACCCAACATATCTACAAGAATCGTGTCACCATCTAAAATATTTTCTTTTTGTGAATTGAGTCTATGATTGTATGGATATTGTTCCCAACCATATTCCTTCAATTCATCTTCTGTGAGTTTACCATCGTAGTATTTCGCACGAATGGTTCTCATTTTTTTATAGTCGTTTTCTATTTTCTTGACGCGAACACTATTTAAAGAAAGAATCTTCAAATACGTAGAATGAAGCTTGGATATTCTCGTCGCCTCACGACCCAATTCAGTTTCGTCAACCGACGAGTCTTTCATCCACATTTCAATCAAATTTTCCAAATCATACATAACATAGTCCTATCGATGAATAAAATAATATTAGTATAACATTATATAAAGAAAAAGTCAACTATATTATGTTATTTTTTCTACATTGAAATATGAAAATCTGAATGTTACGTCGGCCGTCATTGTCTGTTCGGCGCTGTCTTGCGATGAAAAAATGACAGATGATAGTGTTGTAGGAAAACAATCAACAAAC